TAAAGCAGGGATCCAACCTACAAAACATGGCAATATAGTGGCCAGTCAGCTTGCCCTGGGGAGGGAAACATGCGGATCTATTGCACCAGTTGCGAACATAAGGGACGTATCAGCTCACGGGAGGAAGTCTCCCGGATGTTCGTCAAACTTTACTGCCAGTGCCTGGACGCAAAATGCGGGCATACATGGGTCGCGAACCTCACGTATTCGCACACGCTTAGCCCTTCGGCTCAAACTTTTGACCGAATGCTGTTTGATCGTTTGAAGGATTTGCCCAGGGCGAAACAGCGGGAGCTGTTCGATCAATTGGGATCGCAGGCTGTGGCGTGAGACGGAAACCGCCTACATCAGCGTCGGCGGTTCAGAGGCAGGGTTGCGGAATATTAGAGCTGTTCTGCATCCAGAGGATGGTCTGTCAAAAGCTCAGTAAGCCGTCTCAGTTGCTGTCGCTCTTGCTCCCGCATCCGGCGAAACAGAGTGATCAGACGCCGTTCGATTTTAGAAAGCGCGTGCCATTCGAATTCAATCACGTCAGCGGAACAATCATCGACCTTAGTGCGATCCAACATGCTTTTTTCTCCATAAGTGCATTGCTGAATCGACGTTATCGGGCACCTCGGCCGTTTCGAGAAAGGTAAATGACAGATGACATACACATTTCGTTACAACTTAATTGGAACCTTTTACTGCATCGTCATACATCGCTTTCAGAAACCGCAAAATTGCTTTTTGGTCTTCGGGAGGCACGGTTCTGAACTGCTCAACCAAGTTCTGCTCACGCTCGCTGAGACCTTGATCCGGCCCCGGCGAGCGTCTGCCTGTGAGGACGTAGCCAGCGTCTACGCCATGCGTAGCCATGGCCGCCACGTAGCGAAGGTCCAGCGAGTTAGCCCCTAGCTCGTAGTTCTTTTGGGTCCCGCGGCTGACCCCCAAAAGCGTTCCAAATTCTGTCTGATTTAACCCCAAGCGCTCGCGCTCATCCCTGAGGCGGTCCCCAACTCCATCCGCAATGAGCATTTTTTTATTCATCCACCCTTTACAAGATCAAAATTTTGACCAAGAATCGCCACAAATCAACGTAAACAAACACCAACAAACAGAGTAGCCATCATGCCCGCCACCGTCACACGCGAGCAAGCCCGTGCCGATCTTGATCACAAGGGCATCAGCATTGCGGAGTTCAGCCGACTACATGGTTTGAACAAAAATTTAGTCAGCGACCTATTGAACGGTCGGATCAAAGGTCGCCGTGGGGAGGCACATCGCGCCGCCGTGCTGCTCGGTATCAAAGACGGCGTGATTGCACAGTAATGGCACGGTCACCTAGGGGAAACCAGAACATGAAAAATTCGGTTCTATCAACGCTAAGGGAAGTTGTCAGCACCATCATTTGCGCCTATCCCGGTGGTCGCGAATGTGCTGCAGCGCGCCTCGGCATGAACTTGAAGAAGTTCGATAACCATGCCTACGAGAACGGCAACATTCGCCCGCTGACTGAAATCCAGATCCACCAGCTTGAGCAAGAAACCAAGTCGACTCACCTGGCCAACTACGTGGCCGCACTGTACGGCGGGATATTTGTTCCTGTTGCGGACCCCGATTCGCTGGACAACGTCGAGCTGTACACCATGTCTGTTCAGGTTGCAGCCAAACGCGGCACGGTTGACCAGATCATCGCCAAAGCGCTGGACGATGGCCAAATCAACGAAAGCGAAGCCAACGCGATTCTGTCTGCCCACAACCTGCACATGGCGGCACGGCACGCGGAAGTACTTGCCGCGATCGAGCTGCACCGCCACCGCTAGGAGTCGTCGCAATGAAAACGTCAGCAGCCCAGCAGTACCAGGACGTTTTGAAATCGGCAGCGCTCGCGTTCCTTGAGCGGCATCACTCCGAGCATTTGAGCAATGACCAGATGCTTTTCGACCGTGCGGTTCAACACCTGGTGAATGACTTCGACCTTCTTACCAGCAAAGCGGAGCAGACGGTAAGTCTGGCTCTGACTGACCTGCACGCTATCCGCGATCGGCAGCGCCTAGATGTAACCAGCAGCACCGACACACATTCGGTGATCGTCGACCCCTTCACTGGCATTGCCTGGGCTATCCCGGTCAGCCTCATCTACGAACGCATCATCAACGCCCCGGATAACGGGCGGTTCCGCCTGACCCACTCGTAACACCCCCTTAACCAACGCCCTGTCCCGCTTCCCGTGGGTTTGGGTGAGCTGCGCCCGAATTCGAGGTTTTTGATGGGAAACGCACTGCAAATCACCGCCCAAATGCCAGCTACAGAGGCCGAAGCGCTGCTGGCTGCCATGCGCCAAAGCTACAGCACGAGCCTCAACGAGCACTGGTACGCAGATGAGTTCCGGTACGTCCCTGACATCGAACGGCACAGCTCGATTCTCAAGAAGAAACCGGCCATGGCAGCACAGAAACGCCTAATGGCCGCGCTCTCCCATAGCCTCAAAGCAGTGAAGCAATCATGAGAGACGATCTACGTCACGACGTCCTGCAGCGCATCCAGTCCGACTACGGTTTGAAACATCGCGCATCGACCAACTACATGCGCGGCGGAACCTGCCCCAAGTGCAACAAGAAAGAGCTGTACACGCGCTTCGATAGCCCTTGGCAATTGATCTGTGGCCGGCAGGAGAAATGTGGCCACACGCTTCACGTGAAAGAAATCTACGACGATCTGTTTGAAGACTGGAGCAAGCGCGCCCCGGCAACCGACAACGCACCAACGGCCACCGCTCGGGCCTACATGGAATTTGCTCGCAGTTTTGATATGTCGCTGATAGCAGGTTGGTTCACTCAGGAAACCTACTTCTCGGCTCAGCATGACGCCGGCAGCGCCACCGTCCGTTTCGCTCTTGATAAAGGCGGCTACTGGGAACGCCTTATCGACCGCCCCGCACGATTCGGAAAAATGAAGGCCCGGTTCAAGCCTGGCGAAAGCTACAAGGGCGTCTGGTGGTGCCCGCCGTGCGTCGAGCTGCTGGACGTCAAAGAACTGTGGATCGTTGAAGGAATCTTCGACGCGATCGCCCTGGTGCATAACGGCATCCCCGCTGTGTCGGCGATGTCCTCCAACGCCTTTCCCGACGAATCCCTGCGACAGCTCGCCATTGACCGCGCCGGCAACATGCCGAAGCTGATCTGGGCATTGGACAACGAGCCAGGCGCGCACGCCTACACCAAACGATGGGTACGCCAGGCGCGTGAGTTGGGTTTTGTCTGCGAAGCAGCACAGATCCCCCAGCGTGACGGCAGGAAGGTTGACTGGAATGACCTGCATCAGCGGTGGTGGGCTCTGGACACGGGTGAGAAGCGCGATGCGCAGGTGACGAAAGACCTCGCGGTTGCGCGTCACCACGGCGCCCTGCTGATTGCTGACAACGCGACTGAAAAAGCACTGGTGCTCTTCGACTGGAATCGCCGTAGCGAATTTCACTTGGAGTTCGGAAACCGGCTGTATTGGTTCAAGCTCGATCTTGAAAAATATAACCGTGCGATCCAGGACCTGGAGGATAGCGAGCACCAGGACGATCAGCTGTTGAACGACAAACAGCGTCGGGCAAAAGCGATGCAGCAGTGCGGCGCCATTCAACGGATCGCGACATGTAACCCGAAGGCCCTGTACTACCAGGAAAACAAGCTTACAGACGAGTCCTGGTACTACTTCCGAATCACGTTCGCTCACGACGCAGCGCCGATCAAGAACACCTTCACCAGTTCGCAAATCGCATCGTCTGCCGAATTCAAAAAACGCCTGCTGGGCATTGCACCTGGTGGGATGTTCACCGGCACCACGCAGCAGCTGGATGCGTTCATTGAAGAGCAAACCAATGCGCTCAAGACCGTACAGACCATCGACTTCACCGGCTACACCCGTGAGCACGGTGCGTATGTCTATGGCGACGTGGCGGTGCGTGACGGCAAGGTTTATGAGCTGAACGAAGAAGACTTCTTCGACATGGACAAACTGAGCATTAAGACGCTTAGCCAATCCGTTGCCCTGAACATCAACACTGATCTGAACAAGTTCACCACCCGGTGGCTGGACATCCTTTGGCAGTGCTTCGGTGCCAAAGGGATTGTCGTCCTGGCCTACTGGCTGGGCTCCTTGTTCGCTGAACAGATCCGGCAGCACCAGAAAAGCTACCTGTTCCTTGAGGTCGTCGGTGAGGCCGGCGCGGGTAAGTCGACGCTGATCGAATTCCTTTGGAAGCTGGTCGGGCGCCTCGATTACGAAGGCTTCGACCCATCCAAAGGCACACCGGTTGCCCGCGCTCGTAACTTCGCCCAAGTCGGGAACCTGCCCGTAGTGCTAATCGAGTCCGAGCGTGAAAAGACCGATGGCAGCGCCACCAAACAGTACGACTGGGACGAGCTGAAAACCGCTTACAACGGACGCAGCGTGCGGTCGACGGGCGTGAAGAACAACGGCAATGACACGCGGGAACCCCCATTTCGCGGTG